CTAATAGAAATTTACAAAAATCTTATAATTTGCTTTCTGATAATAAAATTTCAGTTGATGGAGCGATAGGTCCTAACACTTTGAGAGCTGTTAATCACTGTAATAAGCCGGTGGGATTGTTTAATCTACTTAATGGCTATCAAATTATGCACTACATTAATCTTGCTGAAAATAGCCAAAAATATAGGTCATTTATTCGTGGCTGGGTTAATAAAAGAATAGAAATTATAAGGAAGTGACTACTATGGAAGATATGGAAGAACAAAAAGTAAATGAAGTCAACTTAAAAGAGGATTCTAATGATAACGGAATTCCAGACTGGGCTGAATTTACAGCTACTTACTTAATAGCTGCTGTTTGTATAAGCCTGGCTGTGGCTGGTTATGTCAGACAGGATTTAGATGACCCGACAATCAAATGGCTTTTAGGTTTCAGTGTTGTTCTAACTGGTGGCCGTGATGCTATCAAAGCATTCATTAAAAGTAAGGTGTGATAAAATGTACCTAATAAAATACTTGCTTTATATCTTAGAGCACAAATGGAATGTTTTTAAAATCTCAATTAAAAAAGGCTATTATTTGCATGCTTTAACTCATGATTTAAGTAAGTTTAGCGGCAGTGAATTTTTGGCATATGCTGGTTATTTCTACAAAGATAAGGCAAAATATAAACATCGCTTTGAAATGGCTTGGAGACATCATTATTACAACAATCCACATCATTGGCAGCATTGGCTGGATACAGATGGGAACCCGATAGAAATTCCAGATAAATACATTGAACAAATGATAATTGACTGGGAGGCTATGGGTATCAAATTTAATGATACTGCAAAAGAATATTATTTAAAAAATAAAAATAAAATTAAATTAACTCCGCATACAAGAACTAATCTAGAAATAAAATTAAAAATGGGTGATCAAAATGCTAAAAACTAAGCATAAAATTATATTGATTGTAGTTGCTGCACTGTTAGTAATTGGAGCTCTCTTTTTTGGAGGTTGGAAGCTGGCTTCTCTTTTAGGTATCGGAGCTGCAGCTGGTGGATACAAAGCTGCAAGCAAACAGGTCCAGAAGCAAGCTGATCAGGAAAAAGAAGTGGTTAATGAAGTAGAAAAGGATATTGATAATAGAAAAGAGAAAGACCAAGAGCTGCAGAAAAATTCAGAAAATCGCAAAGAAAAAGCCGAAAAACTTAATAATAATCAAAAAGACCGGCAGGAAAGAGCTGAAAGTTTAGAGGATAGGCTTAATAACCACATAGAAGGTGATAACAATTAAACGTCTACTTGTATTTTTAATAGTTTTATCTTTGCTTTTTGTGCCGATTGTTGTCAATGCTCAGGAGTTAGAACCTCCGAAAGAATATGATCAACTCTTGGAAGATTATCGTGACATGTACGATATCGCTCAAAAATATAAAAAGCTTTATGAGGAAGCAGAAAAAGATGTCACTGAGTATAAAAAATTATACAACCAGGCGGAAGCAGATGTTGAGGAATACAGGCAATTTTATAAATCAGCTGAGGAGAGCAATCGAAAATTAATAGACTCTAATAACAGATTACAGGATTTAATTGATACTCAAAAGCAAATGATTGACGATATATTAAATAAAAAGAACATTGGAATAATAACAGGGGTCAATGTGGTCCCTGCTAATATAGAAAATAGTGGAGTAATACTTGGATTTGATTTTCAGTTTTAAGGAAGGAGCGATATGCAATATCTTAAGTTTTTCTTGCTAATTGTAATGAGCATTATTTTAAGTGGAGGAACCACTTATTTTATAGCCGATAACTTTATTAGATCTCAAGATGCTGACAATGTTTCAGATGGCATCTTTGGAATGATTGCAACATTAGTTATTGGTGTTATAGTTTTTGCGATATCAATCGGCGTATATGGATTTCTGTTTTACTGGATACTATTTACATTGATATAGATTATTTAACCTCAGGTGAGGCCTGGGGTCTTTACTATATATAATGTAGAAAAATTTTAGAAGTGCCGAAAAAGTGCCAAAAACTTGGGAAATATCAGAATAAATAAATTTTAAAAAATTCTTGACAAGATATTAAAACGCTGATATACTACTAAATGTCGCAACAAAAGAAAACATAAGAAAGCGCAAGATTTCACCTCTTACGGACTTCTAATCCGTAGGCCACAGGTTCGAATCCTGTCGGGCGCGCCATTATGAATACTAACAGGACAGCCTTCGCGGTTGTCCTTTTTTATTTGCCAAAAATAAAAGCCCGGTCAAAGTGCCGAGCTGGTGCCAAAAAGTTTCAGTTTCAGATTACTATTTCATTTTCTAACTTTTTAGCGGCTTCTTTTTGCATGTCTATATCTACATGAGAATATATATCCATAGTGGTGGAGATATTTCCATGACCGAGCATTTCCTGTATCACTTTGGCATCTGTGCCATTTTTCAACTGTAAGGTAGCAAATGTATGCCTCAATGTGTGAAGGCTATATTCGGAGCTTAGACCAGCTATGAGTATAGCCTTTTTTGCTTTTCTAGTAATAGTCGGCGGATAATAATGATTTCCGTCTGGCTTGCAGAAAACAAATTCTTTCTGATCATTATATTCTTCTGCCAGCTGCAGCCTTAACTCTGCTTGATAAGCTTTATAACTTTTCAGCAATTTTGCCAGCTTTGAAGAAATTGCAATTATTCTTCGACTAGCTTCTCGTTTTGTCGCTTCTTCATGCTCAATTCCCTGATCACTATTTTGATTAACAACTAATCGCTTTTTTACTTCGACAGTTTCATTCTCTAAATCAACTTCTGACCACTCTAGGCCAAGCATTTCACTTTTTCTCATTCCGGTAAGGACAGCAAAACTCAAAAATGTGTGCATAAATTTATCGTTAACTGAATCAAGTAATTTTTGAACTTCCTCAAAGCTCATTGACTTAGCTTCTTTCTTTTTCGGTTGTGGTGATTCAATCGCCTGGACTGGGTTATATTTTATTAACCGCCACTGGACTGCCTTTTCCATCGCTGAATTAAGCACTACATATATTTTCTTGAGAGTATTTTCAGACAGGCCGCCATCATTCCTGACACTTCCATTCTTTCTTAAATAGCCCATAAATCGGCTAATATGGAAGGGCTCCAGTTCCTGCAATGGAATATATCCTATTTCGGGTATAATATAAGTTTTTATACGGTTTTTGTAATTATCATAAGTAGTTGTGGCGATGTGCGGTTTCTTTTCGTTATCCAGCCAGTCTAACATGTGATCAGCGACAGTTAATGAAGCAGAAGAAACATATCTACCTTTTTCCTGATCAACTAACATATTAGCCTGCCAACTTTTAGCATCTTTTTTTCGCTCAAATGTTTTGGTTCTTCTTTTTCTGCGTTCACCAGCTCCAACTTCTACAATAGCTTTATATTTTCCATTGTCTAACTTTTCAATATGAGGCATTTAATCCTCCTTTCTAATTGGCTACCATAATTTCTATTGTTGAATCATTTCTGTTTGTAATCACTTTAAAAGGTGGAATCAAATTATTCCCAAAAGTTATTGTTTTAGCAGAAGTTAAAGTATAATTTTCTCCTAAACTTTTGTCTTCATCAAAGTTAAAAATGTAATATCCCCCGTTTATAGTAATCATTTTAATTAAGACTTCTTTTAATTTTTCTTTATTTTCTATATTGGCCCTCGCCATTATCGCTTCTGAATCTCTGTTTTCTAAAAAATGTTCATCCTCTATTATCGAATTAATTTCTTTATACATTTCTTTTTTATAACTTCTATAGTGGTCATAAACCTTAAGTTTAATATTTTCTTGATTGTCTTGTCCCATATAAATAACTTTGATGTATGATCCAGTGGGATAAAACTTTTGATTTTCTTTTTTGAAATGCTCATTTTTGTTGTAATCACTTATTTCTGCATTTTCTCCGTATCTTGAATAAGAAATTAATATTGGCTGCCCAATTTTAACTTTACTATAGACTAGAGCAACATTTATCCTTTCAGGATTATCAATTGTTTCCCAGAGGTCTGCATTTGCTTTTGAATCAATATATAAATCATCAAGAGTGTATTGTTTTTCCCAATTATTCTGAGCAATTGTTGGAAATGAAAATAAAATAAATATCAATATAAAAATCAAAATTTTCCTCATAATTTCCCCCTTTTAAAATGACCTTGTTAGTCCAACAACTTTTCCAATAATTCTAGCATCTTCACTTTTAATTATTATAGGATCATATTTTGGATTTTCGGGCTGCAAAATAACATTACCATTTTGCTTGAAGACTCTTTTTAATGTAGCGTCATGAGCATTAACCATAACAACTGCTATTTCTTTATTTTCTACATCATCTTGTTTTCTAACTAAAACTAAATCTTCTTCATAAATTCCAGCACCAATCATACTATCACCACTAACTTCTAAGTAAAAGTATTGGCCATTTTTTACTTTTTCAGAAGGAACTTTCGCATATTCTTTAATATTTTCTTCAGCAAATACTGGTTGTCCAGCTGCTATTGAGCCGAGTATGGGGATTTCTTTGAAACCTTTAATTTTTTCACCTTCTACATATTTGGGTACATTATAACCAAGTAACCATACAGGGTTAACATCAAAATGATTAGCCAACTTTTCAATCGTTGGTACCTTCGGAGAAATCTTTCCTTTTAAATATCTTGAAATTGTTGAATGACTTAAATGAACAATATCAGCTATCGAGCGTGTAGTTTCATTATTTTCATTCATTAATTCCCTTAATCTGTCAGGAAAAACTTCTTTATTCATATCTTTTTCATTAGCCATCTTCTTCCCTCCTTCTTTCTTTACAATCTTATTATATTCTTTTTTGTTGTTGTTTGCAACATCAAATTGAAAAAAATTTTATAAAATGTTGCGAAAAGCGTTGACAATGTTTTTTTAGTATGCTATTATATATTCAATGGTGCAAAACACACCAAAGAAGGGGGGTGAGTTCGTTGGAATTAATTAAAAATAGAGATCACTCTAAACTCAAAGGAAGAATCAGAGAAAAAGATGAAAGTTATCGTTCTATTGCTGCTAAATTAAGCATGAGTGCAACTACATTAAGTAATAAGATTAATGGCCATACTACTTTCAATGCAGATGAAATAGCGAAGCTAATAGATATTTTAGAAATTGAAGAAAGCGAAATAGCAAATTATTTTTTTAACTAGATGGTGCGTTTTGCACATAAGTAAATAGGAGGGAAAGAAAATGAGCGATATTAAAATTTTCGAAAATGATAAGTTTGGGGAAGTCAGAGTTAAAGAAAAAGATGGCCAAGTTTGGTTCGTTGGAAAAGATATTGCTGATGTTTTGGAATATGCAAATTCCAGAAGAGCAATCAATTCTCATGTAGACGAAGAAGATAAGGGGGTATCAAAATGTGACACCCCTGGCGGAAAGCAAAAGATGACAATAATAAATGAATCAGGAATGTATTCTTTGGTTTTGAGCTCTAAAATGCCTAAAGCAAAAGAATTTAAAAAGTGGGTAACTTCTGATGTCCTTCCTTCAATCAGAAAACACGGTGCTTATGCTACAGAAGAAACAATCGATAGAATGATTAATAACCCAGATTTCGGTATTGAA